TGCCAACAGCGTCAACAACGGATTCATTGCGCGAGTGCATGACAGTAACCTCAACGTCGGGCAACAGCGGAGGCTCGTACATTAAGTCATCCGCGATTGTCCCCGAAAAATTAGAGTCTGCATAGTCCCGCAGATCGTCCGCAATTTCACGTTGCAGTTCATACGTCCTTGCCTCAACGCGGTTACGATAGATACGCAAATCTCTGATTGCAGCGTTGATACTCGATGTATTGAGGGACACGTCAATGATTGTATTCATCTGACATCAGCCCTTACTACGGTCACAACAGCGTTACCGAAAATCGGTAAACCGCGTTGTATGGAAGATACGATGTAATCAGGCGGTGTAACCATACTGCCATCAGCATTAAGTACAACCGCACCGTTTTCGTCAAGTTGTGGCGTAGTATCTACCCACAGCACCGATTCCTCGTTCAGCGGCGTGTCTCTATTTTCGAGGACCAACACACGCTTATACTTGGACTCAACGCCGTATTGCTCAGTTATTGATGCGCCCTGAGCGGCATATACGTTTGTACCCTGAGACGCGGACACGTTCGCCCGCGCCTTGACAGGGTTTCTGTATACGGCATGTGATCCCGTCTGGTAGCCGTTTGCGTCGAACACCTTCTCCGTGCGCAAGTACAGCGCATAGTAAAAGGTCTGTTCATTCCGTTTTAGACATCTCATGTGGAACTCACCGCCGCCAGCTTCGCCATTGGAATGACGTTCGACCGGATGTAACGCACCATGTCCGCGTAGACAAAGTGCCTATGGATGCCGTTTTCGATGCTGAACACTTGACCTTCTGCGCCGCGCTGGGTAAACCCATTGACAACCGCTTGGACCTGCGTCATTTCGTACTCCGCGGGGACGCTATCGGGCATTGTGCCCGCATAGGAGTAGCGCCATGACAATATCTCGTTTTTCGCAAACGTCAGATACGTGGTCAATAGCTCGTCGCTGTTGTTGTCGTCAATCGCCAACATGGTTTTGAGCATTGACAGCTTCTCCGCGTCCTGCATCCATAGTCACTCCTTTCTGTCGGATTTAGGCAGACGGCATGGAAGGCGCGGACACGAAAATGCCGTTGGCCTTCTGGTGCTTCACCCACGCACCATGATACTGCCGGAAATCATACTGCCACGCGGTAGCCTGCTGGACAACCTGCGGGGAGAAGATGCGCGGCATAGCCATCTTGACGGCCTGCATGATAGCGGTGGGATGCACGATCATGTAGTTAATGGTGTCACCGGTAGCGGTGTAACCGCCCGCGTCATCGTGGCTGTCGGGCTGGGCCAGCGTGATCTGGGTGTTGAAGCGCCCGGAGGGAACGGTGATAACGCGCATGTCATTGTAGATGTCCACGTTGTAGTTCACATTGCGGTCATCGTTCATCACCATTCGGGTGATGCCGCCCTTGATGAATTTGTACGTGGTCGGATTCACGAACAGGAGGCGGCCCTCATACGGGACTTCCTGGTCGTCCAGCGCGGCGGTGGCGTCGTCGATAGACGCGATGGTCGCGGCGGAGGTGGACAGGGTTTCGGTATTTTTGTTGGCAGCGGCAGCGCCGTTGGCATATGTGGCGAAACGCAGCGCGTCGGTCTCAGGAATGACCTTTGTGCGCATGAACTCACCGGCCAGAGTGCCGAACGCCATTGCCATGCTCTCGTTGTTGTCGGCAACGTCAACGAGGAACTGCCTGGCGCGGTCCCACTGAGGCGTATAGGCACGCCAGTTGGTGGTCACGTCGCCGCGGACAAAACCGTCATTGCGGTCATAGTCGCCGAGGCCAACCATATCGGTCTCGAAGAGATAGAATGTGCGGTACTCGTCAGACCAGCGCACGCGGTCCTGGAGAGTATCGAGGATAGCAGTTTTGGAACCAGCCTTGTAAATCTCGTCCAGAATCGGCAGATACCGGGACGCAAGACTGATGCTGTTTTCAATGACGGGAGAAACAGTAGTCGCCATTATCATGATCCCCTTTCATAGTGTTTATCTGTGCGCCGACAATCCGGCATAACGGCGCAACTTCGCCGTAAATTCGTCGTCGGCATTCGCCTTAGTAGGCGGTGTGCCAGCGGAAAGACCCGGCTGGCGGTTCAATAGCTCGTTCTGCACACGCTGGACTGTAGCGTCTACAAACTCATGGAGGCAATCAAACAGGGCATCCATGTTGCCATCTGCCAGAGCACCGGCAGTCTTTGCGGCAAGGTCAGGCTCAAATTTCAAAGCCATACACTTGTTGGTGTACTCGCCCACAGACACGATGCGCTCGAGTTCCGCAAGGCGTTCGTCCTTTGCCTTTTCAGCTTCGGCCCGTTCAGCTTCGGCCCGTTCCTGCTCGGTCTGCTTTAAGCGCAACTGGCGCTTGTATTCGGCGGCCTCGCCGTTGGCCTTGGAAAGCAAGGCTTTCAGCTTATCGACCTCACTGTTGCCGGACTTTTCGGTCTTTGCGGGTTCGGTCTTGACGGGTTCGGTCTGCTCCACATTCTGCTCGGTAGCATCCGTAGTCGTGGTGACAACATTGTTTTCGTCCATGTTCTTAAACCTCCGTTTGTTTTTGCGGTTGTCTCCGCATACGATCTCTGTTTGTTTGCCCGGTTGTCTCCGGGTTACGATTAAGGTCTTTCCTGACCATAACAAGCGGACTTATCCGCTAATTACCTCAACAACACAACGACAATTAATATTATTTTGGGGCATTTGAAACATCCCCGGCGCAGGTGCATGATCTCCGTCAAACGAATAGAAGTCCTCGTTATATGGAACCTCCATACCTTCAAGGTATGAGTGCGTGTCTCTAACACGGTCATCCATCATGGTCTGCCAACGCTTTATCGTTCGCCCTTGTGCGCCGTTCGCTTCAACTGCATCAAGCGCCCCTTGGTTGTAGATGCGCGTAGCGTCCGTTTCTGCAATGCGTACAATGTCGCTTAGAGACCCGCCACTCTCGTAGTAACCATTTACTCTATCGCGCCATGTCTCGCCCGCAACAGGCTTGTATACCGCGCTGTCAGCGGCATCAGAGGACGGCATAGCGTCCGTCCCTAATTCCGCGTTGGTAGCGTTCGCACCGTAGACATAGGACAGCATGAACAGGTCAAACATTTCGTCGATGATTGCGTCGGCGTCTTGCCGGGACTTGATACGCCCTTTGCCGTCGTCCTCAAAGTAAACCTTGATTCTATCGGCAAGCGCGTTGATCTCGTCAATCGGGAGAATAGTCATACTATCACCACGCAATCTCCACAAGGCCCTTGCTCACCAGTTCGTCGGCGCGTTCACGCTTGACATCGAATGATTCACCTATGTTCATGATCCTGTTCATTTGCAGGTCGTGGTAACGAACTCTCGCTTGTACGGTCACAAGCACTTTGTGGTCGTTCTCATACTTCGCGTTGCCTTTTACCAGTACGGTTTCATAATGGCTTTCCTTCGGCGTATACGTGAATTTGCGTACACCTTTATAGATTGCGTCCACGGGGACCTCGCTCATGTCGAACGGAAGGATAAATCCCGTTTTACCATTCACGACGCCCTGTTCAGCGGCAACCGGAATGTCGGTCACAATAACCGGCGTCCCCACGCTCAACGCCTCGACGATACTGTAGGAGTAACCCTCGGTGTCGGAAAGCTGCACCAAATAGTCGGCGTTCGCGATGAAGTCCAATACGTCCAACCGGGCAGGTAGAACCGTAACACTTGGGTTCGGAAACTCCCGCGGCTTATCCGTGAATATCAACCAGTGAAACGGGATATGCGCTTCATCCAGTCGCGCCGCAAGCGTCACCATTCTTTCAAACCCCTTTTCCTGGGTCAGGCGGGTAGCGCTAACCAGGTTCAGCACCTTACGGGGCTTTTTGACGGTATACGGGTTATACATCGTCACAATGTCCTTAGCCCATTCAAAGTGTTCGCGTATACCATTGGTGGTGTTTTCCGCTACCCCAAACCGTTTCGTCACGCGCTTATCGCCACATGGATTCAAGTGACGGTTAATGTAGTCCGCGTGGAAGGTCTGAACGTACTCTTTAGCGTGTACATGGTCAAGGATGTCAAAACCCCAGCCAAAGATGAAGGTATCACAGTTGATTTCATCGCCGTCGCGGTAACGAATAACGCGGCATGTCTCGGAAATCTTGGAAAGCATCGCCCCGTCACCATTGCGAAACAGCACGGTGATGTCGTAATCCTTGCCGTACTTCAACCCCATCTCATAGCAAAAGGTTTCGACCCCGCCCACAGCGTTGATCGACGGGAAGTATATAACGTTTTTAAGGTTCAGAGTCCTCATACTGCACCGCCCGTCTGATTCTCGCCGTTGTCGCTGTCGCGTTCGACGATCTCCGCTTCACCCTGGCCGTTGTTCTGCTGTTCCATCTGGTCAACCTTGTCAGGGTCGCCCCAAATCATCTTTAGGTATTTATCCGACATCTGCATGTCCGCAACAGGGTCATTGGAAATACCAGACTTGTACGCCGCCAGCTCAGGATGCAGACCGGAGGCAAGCATTGTATTGAACGCCTGGGCTTTACTCTGGATGTTCGCGGTCTCATTGCGCACGATATTCAGTTCAAAGTCAGACAGGCCAATATCAAGAATCCCGCGCCTACGGAGAATCTCAATGAAAATCCTGTCAAATTGCCGGTTGCTCTCTTTGAACAGGTCCGCGCAATTACGCGCCGCACAATCAGCGTTGAACCATCCATCGCGGGCCAACACAGCGGCCCCGGTATCACTTGTCGAAGTTCCGCCCTTTGTCGTGGAGGGCATAGCGCAAATCCTCAACATCTGCTCATACAAATGGTCAACAAGGACCTGCGTTTCGGACTGATTCAACTGCTCGGACAGAATCTTGAAATCGGCCTTATTCTCGCCAACCGATTTCAGCACGATCATGCCCGCCCGTCGAATGTCGTTCGCCGTGGTATTCTCAGGGAACTCACAGTTTGTGGCAACCGCCAAAGACTGAATAAACTGTTCAACGCCGTCAACACGGTTTGAAATGACGTTATTGATAGCATCCAGAATCGGAAGGACAGCCTCAAACGCGCCCATGTTCATGCTGTTATACCGATATTCAATAATCGGTATCAGCCCCAGGGGATTAGGCTCATAGCTATCAAGGTTCACCGCAGTAGCAAGGAAATTGGAATTGACCTGCGTTGTCATCATCTTGCCAGTAGCGCCGCCCGACAAATGGAATATCCATTTCCGAGTGAAAACGTCGAATTTCGCCACGTCGTCCTGGACAACCATGTTTACACCCATGACCGGCTCTTTGCCCGGTCTCAGGCTATACACCACGAACGCAGAACGCGGGTCGAGGTCGTAGGCATGAACGGGAACCTCCGGGTCGTTCTCCCTGTCAGGCTCAACGTATAACACGCCCTTGCCGACTGTGTGGAACCAATCAACAACCTTGTTGTCCGCTTCTTGCTTGAATGAGCGATAAAGGAACTCATTCAGCTTGTCAACCTTGCTTTGAACACCATCACGACGGGCAGTATAGAAACACGGCTGGGTCAGGAAGTAACCGTTCTTGAATGTGCAAATCTCGTCTGCATGGTTTTCCTGCACGATGTTCAGAATCTCAGGCCGGACCTCTTTAGTCCTGTTGAGTATCGGTTGCACGTTGCGCCTATACCAGTACAGAAAATCCTCTTGGAGAAGGTTCTGCACGTGATACGGCAGCGCCGTGTTCAACTCGGAAATGACATTGTCAGGGGTGATGTCGTCATACGATGCGTAAATGTCCAGTCGCCCGAACATGTCATTACGGATAACGGACATACCGCTACCCACCGCACCGTTGCATTCGCAATCCATGTCTTTCACCCCTCACAATTCCAAAAAATAAAAGACCCCAACTTGTCGGAATTTCCGACTTGTTGGAGCCTTCTCCACTTCCCCGCCGACCATTCGGCGTAGGGTAAATCTGTTATTCGACGATCAACCGTTTCCTGCGAACAGTCTTGATGTTCTTTGTGCCATCAGGCTTGACGTAAATCTCGATCTCAAAGCCCTTGGCCAGCCATTCGTTAATGGCGTCAATCTCTTTCTGTGTCAGCATCGTCTATGCCTCCATAGTCTTATCTATGGTGAAGTATATCATATCTCAAATACCATGTCAAGTAGTTTTGAAAACCATTTTCAATTTAGAACGGTCTCTTGACGATCTCGACCTGGTTCATGCCTTGTATGGATGTATCGGTTCTTCAATCGCTCTTTCGATAGGCCATCCGTAGAATTTCAGCCTGTGATGAATTGTTCCATACGGCAAACCCTTTTCATCGCACAATTCAGACAGAATCCATGTTTTACCGTCGTATTCAACCACAACATTGCCCCGCCTATTCTTTGCCTGATCCTCCAAAGGAATCCAGGTGCAATTATCAGGGCAGTAATCCGAATTATAATCTTTGCGTTCAATCGTTAAATTGTCAGCATAGCCGTTCTCATAAGCCCATGCGCGGAAAGCCGCATAATCGTTTTTCCATTCATCACACACGACTATGCCACGCGCACCATAATTCACATAGTCCTTGTTGTTTTGATCGTGACATCTACTCTTCATGCCACGCCAAATGCGATAAAGGCGTTCATGTCTACCGCCATGCGTTGTACGGTATTTTTCGGTGTATGTTTTCATGCGCTCAACTTTCATACAACCACACGACTTTGTTTTTCCTGTCAATACTTTTAGCGGCGCAGCAATTCTTTCATTCCCACAATCGCACCGAACGCGCCAATACCAACAAGTTGTTCGAGAACCACTCGCCTTTCTCTCAAATCCAACGACAGTCAGCCTATTGTACTTCTTGCCGATGTATGCAGGATCATTGTACTTCGCGCCCATATTATCCCCCTTTCACACCTTTAAGTGCTTGCCTATAACCTTCCAATTCGCCCATGTGTTCCTCGGCGTACTTGACAACCGCTTCGTCAATCAGCGTCCCAGCACCTATCGCTTGCCCT